AAACAAGAATTACTTGATTTTAAAACTCAAAAACCAATGGAGGCTTTCAATCAAGTTAACCCAGATGGTCATTCAGTTGAGAAAGAAAAGTGGACTCAAAATTTTGATGAATTAAAAAAACAAGCTAATGAAGCAATTGAACATTTAGAAAAGATAGAGGAATCTTTAAAGTAAATATTTATATATATGGAACGAAATTCAAAAGGCCAATTAAAAGATGCAATAAGAAGTGAATATGTAAAATGTGCAGGTGACCCAGTATATTTTTTGAAAAAGTATTGCTATATACAACACCCTATGAAAGGTAAAATACCTTTTCACTTATATCCATTTCAAGAAAAAACTATTTCAGAGTTTGTAACAAGTAGATTTAATGTTATTCTTAAAGCACGTCAGTTGGGTATTTCAACATTAACTGCTGGTTACTCTTTATGGATGATGACATTTCATCAAGATAAAAATATCTTGGTAATTGCAACAAAACAAGAAGTAGCAAAGAACTTAGTAACAAAAGTTCGTGTGATGCATGCTAATTTACCAAGTTGGTTGAAACAAAGATGTGTTGAGGATAACAAGTTAAGTTTAAGATACAAGAATGGTTCTCAGATAAAAGCTGTTTCAAGTGGTGAAGATAGTGGTCGTTCAGAAGCTCTATCTTTACTAATACTTGATGAGGCAGCATTTATTGAAAAGATTGATAGTATATGGGCAGCAGCTTCTCAGACGTTATCAACTGGTGGTCAATGTATAGCATTATCTACACCAAATGGTGTTGGAAATTGGTTTCATAGAACTTGGATGGATGCAGAAGACGGTTTAAATGATTTCAATTTTATAAAACTTCATTGGACAGTACATCCAGATAGAGAACAAGAGTGGAGAGATGAACAAGATAAATTATTAGGTCCTTCTTTAGCTGCTCAAGAATGTGATTGTGACTTTATAACATCTGGTCAAACTGTAGTAGATGGTGTGATTTTAGAAGAGTATAGAACTACTCAAATCAAAGACCCAATGGAAAAACGAGGTGTTGATAGTAATGTTTGGATATGGGAACCACCAAACTATACAAAAGATTATATAGTATGTGCTGACGTTAGTAGAGGAGACTCATCAGACTACTCAGCATTTCATATATTAGATATTGAAAGTTTAGAACAAGTAGGTGAATACAAAGGTAGATTATCTACACGAGATTATGGTAATCTATTAGTCAACATATCAATGGAATACAATAATGCATTACTAGTTATTGAAAATAACAACATTGGTTGGGCTACAATACAACAAGTAATCGATAGAGGTTACGAAAATTTATTTTATATGAGTAAAGATTTAAAAGTTGTTGACATACATAGACAAGTTAACAACAAAATTAACAGAGCAGAAAAACAACTTGTACCTGGGTTTACTTTAACTTCTAAAACACGACCTCTAGTTGTAGCAAAATTAGAAGAGTTTTTTAGAGAAAAATCAGTAAAGGTAAATTCACAACGATTAATTGACGAGTTGTTTGTATTTATATATAACGGCGGTAGAGCTGAAGCTATGACTGGATATAATGATGACTTAGTAATGTCATATGCAATGGGATTGTGGATTAGAGAAACAGCTCTTAGATTAAGAAGTGAAGGTATAGAATTACAGAAAAAAGCTTTAAATAATATTACATCAAATCAAGGTGTGTATACACCTGACGATAATCAGAATGATTCATGGTCTTGGGAAGTTAACAAAAAACAAGAATCATTAGACTGGTTATTAGGTTAAGAGAGGTAAAAAATGGCTGATACAAGTTTATTCAGTAGATTAAGACGATTATTTAGTACGAACGTAATTGTAAGAAACGTAGGTGGTCGTCAATTAAAAGTCTCAGATACTAGTAGGACTCAAGCAATAGCAAAGACAAATCTTGTTGATAGATATCAAAAGATTTATATGGGTGCAGGTTTGAGTGGGTACTCTGATTCTATGTTAACAAAATCAATGAGATTAAATCTGTTCAAAGATTATGAACAAATGGATAGTGATGCTATTGTTGCTTCAGCACTTGACATTTATGCAGACGAGTCAACAATGAAATCAGAATATGGTGATGTTTTGACTATTAAAACAGATGATGAAAATATTAAACAGATATTACACAATTTATATTACGATATCGTAAACATTGAGTTCAACCTTTGGCCTTGGATTCGTAATATGTGTAAATATGGTGATTTCTTTCTAAAGTTAGATATTGATGAAAAATATGGTATTACTAATGTAGTACCACTTTCAGTATATGATACTTCACGTATTGAAGGATTAGACCCTGAAAACCCAGAATATGTAAAATATTTAGTGGAAACAACTACTGACCAACATAGATATAAAGCTCAAGACTCGGCAACTAAAACTGAGTTTGAAAACTATGAAGTAGCTCATTTTAGATTACTTTCAGATTCAAATTATCTACCGTATGGTAAGTCACAAATTGAAGGTACTCGTAAGATTTGGAAACAATTAACACTTATGGAAGATGCTATGATGATTCATAGGATTATGAGAGCACCAGAAAAAAGAGTATTTAAATTAGATATTGGTAATATACCACCATCTGAAGTTGAAAACTTTATGCAGAAGACAATCGGTAAAATGAAGAGAGCACCAGTAGTTGATGAAACAACAGGTGATTACAATCTAAAATACAATATGCAAAACATTACAGAGGACTTTTTCTTACCCGTACGAGGAGGTGATAGTGGTACGAGTATAGATTCCTTACCAGGTTTGACTTATGAAGCAACAGAAGATATCGAGTATCTCAAAAATAAATTATTATCATCTTTGAGAATACCAAAAGCATTTTTAGGTTTTGAAGACCAGATAGGTTCTAAAGCTACCTTAGCTGCTGAAGACGTTCGTTTTGCTAGAACTATAGAAAGAATACAGAGAATTACTATTAGTGAGTTGACAAAGATTGGTATTGTTCATTTATTCTCACAAGGCTATCAAGACTCAGACTTAGTAAACTTTGAATTAGAGTTAACAAGTCCATCTACAATCTATGAACAAGAAAAGATAGAACTTTGGAATAATAAAACATCATTAGCAGAATCAATGTTAAGAGATGGTTTACTTTCTACAGAGTGGATTTATAAGAATATATTTGGATTTACAGACCAACAAATCAAAGAGGAAGATGATAAGATTATATTCGATTACAAACAAAAGTTTAGAAGAGAACAAATTCAGGCAGAGGGTAATGACCCAGCTAAGTCAGGTGAAGCTCAAGGAACACCATCAGATATGGCTATGGGTAGAACAGGTCACGAATTAGATGATAAAGGTGGAGCACCAGAAGGTGGATTTGAAGGAGCAGGTAGACCTGAAGAACCTAATAAGTATGGAAAAGATAGTGGAGCACGTGGTAGAGACCCATTAGGAGCACACGATATGAAAAAAGGTGGTAGTGGTGCACCTAAATATGGTAAACCTCTTGCACTTTCTCACTATGATGCATTGAAGAAATCAATGAATATTAATAAAAAAGACACTAAAATCATAACAGAAGTATCTGAACTCGAAGATGAGTATAAGAAAGAGGTAACTTCTGTCAATGAAGATAGTTAAAATGAACAATTATTACATAACTTTATATTTATTTATGAATAAGTACAGATAAAATATTGGAGTATTTTGATGGCTCGTAAGTTAAAGCATTCTAAAATAAAGAATACAAGTATTCTTTTCGAAGTGTTAACAAGACAGATAACTGCTGACGTATTAGCAGGTAAAGACACTAAAACAGTAAAACTCGTAAAAAAGTTTTTTAATGAAAATACAGAATTAGGTAAAGAATTACAACTATATCGTATTTTAGCAGAAAAAACATACCCTTCACCAGACAAAGCAACTGAGTTGTTAGAAACAGTCATAAAATCAAGACAAAGACTTAGTAATTCTAAGCTTCGTAATGAGAAGTTTAATCTTATAAAAGAGATAAAAGAGAATTATAATGTAACTGATTTTATGAATGTTCGTCTTCCTAATTATAAAATCTTAGCTTCTATATATAATATATTTCAAGCAGAATCAACTACAGATAACTTTAATCCAGAAGATATAGTAAATTCTAAATTTACTGTACTTGAAAATATAGTTGGTAAGAAAAAATCATCTAAAAATGATAATTTTTTGAAAGAGTATAAAGAAAAAGATAAAGATTTACGTTTGTTAGCTTATCAAATACTCGTTGATAAATTTAATACTAAATATAAAACATTAAATGAATCACAAAAAGATTTATTAAAGAATTATATTAATAACATCTCTAACACAAATTCTTTAAGAGAGTTTGTTGATGTCGAAGTGAGTAAAACTAAAAAAGAATTAGTAAAAAATCTACCATTAGTTGAAGATAAAATAACAAAAATTAAATTATCAGAAGCTATAAAACAAATACAGACATTAAAAAAAGGTAAAGTAGTTACTGAAAAACAAGTTTTAAATTTAATGAGATATTATGAACTTGTAAAAGAGATTAAAAATGTCCACAAGTAGACAAATTGAATTATTAAGAAAAATAGTTAGAGAACTTATTCAACAAGAATTAGGTGAATCATCGATGACTGGTAATTTAGACGGTGGAGCGGGTCCACCTAAAACACCATATGCATTTCAATCTAAACCCAAGTCAAAGAAAGATAAAGATAAAGAAAAAGCTATAATGAAGGCTATGGGTTATACTAAAGTAAATGAAGGTAAATACCACGATTGGAGAAATGATGAAACACTATCACCAAAACAAAAAATTGGTATGTCAGTTAGAGAAGTTAGACACGCTTTAGATTCTTTAGATAAAACAATTAAAATGAATGTTCGTCTTAAAAATGAGTTAAATGTAGATTCAAGAAATTATTGGAAAAATACACATAAAGCACTCTCAAAGATTTCAGAAAGATTAGTTAAACTAGCAACTAAAGTAGGAAGTTTAAAATAATGAAACAACTTATAGTCGATTACCTACCATTTCAGATTACACCTGACCAAATTAATGAATCCATAAAAGAAAATAATGGTAAATTAATTGTCCGTGGTGTTTTACAAAGAGCAGAAGCTAAGAATCAAAATGGTAGAATATATCCTCGTGAAACTCTTATGAGAGAAGCGAAAAAATATTTAAATGAATTTGTAAACGAAAAAAGAGCAATGGGTGAATTAGACCACCCTGAAAGTTCAGTAGTCAACCTACAAAATGTATCTCATAATATTACAGAAATGCATTTTGAAGGTGATAACTTATTAGGTACTGTAGAAGTTATCGGTACACCAAGTGGTAACATATTAAAAGAATTATTTAAAGCAGGTATCAAACTTGGTATTTCTTCAAGAGGTATGGGTTCAGTAGAAACTGTAAATGAAGATGGTGACCAAGTAGTTAAAGTACAACCAGATTTTGAACTTATTGCATTTGATTTTGTATCTAATCCTTCAACACACGGAGCATTTATGTATCCAATGAATGAATCAGTAGATAGTACACAACAAGGTAGAACTTGTGGTGATTATTGTAAAGTTGAATCTATCATTAATGATATTATGAGAGGTTAAATGAGTTTTTTATCTAAGTGGAAAGATTATCGTTACGATATTAAAGAAGATAAAATCAAAATGGGATTTGCTGGATTTGATAACTACTTTAAAATTATTGAAAAGCATATTGCAAGTGTAGGTCGTAGTTTAAAAACATTAATTAAAGATTTAGCTCAAGATACTAAAGATGGTGATGCTGACTACAAACAACAAGTAAAAGAATTACAAGCATTTTATAAAAAATATGTAATTGAAATGGATGTAAAGTTTAAACAGTTTAAAAGGAAAAACACGTGATTAAGTTAAAACAAATACTTAGTGAAAGTGCATGGGACAGAAAGTTTGGAGAACCATTACCAACACTTACAGATGTAATGAACGAAAAAGATTGTGATTGTGGTGGTAATTGTTGTGGTATTACAGAAGGTCCAGACGAACAGAGACCAGCTGACCAAGAAGTACAACGAATTGTAAAGGCAGAAGCAAAATTACGTGAAAGAATGTTAAAATTAGAACAAATTTTTCTTAGAGACCCTAGACCAGAGAATGTAAAACTTGCAAAAGATATTAAAAAAGTTTATAAAGATACAGTAACTAAATTTATGAGAGAGATGATTAAACTTAGAAAGAAAATGAAATAATGCCTGCTAAGTCTAAAGCACAACAAAGATTTATGGGAATGGTTCATGCTTATAAAAAAGGTGAACTAAAAGGTTCAGAAGTATCTAAAGCAATAAAAGATGCAGCTAAATCAATGAAGAAAAAATCATCTAAAGATTATGCATCTACTAAACACGATGATTTACCTAATAAAGTAAAAAGTGAATCTACTAAATCGTGGAATCAATCACTTGCAAAGATAGCTAAAGATAGACAATTAAAATCACTTTCTAAAAAAGATAGGGAAACTTTAATGAAGATATCAAAAATGATGAAAAAAGCTAATGAATCAGTAATATATGAAAATCCCGCAGCTAGTGCAGCTGCTGCTATGGTAATGATGAAACTTCAAAACCCATCAACTGGTAAAAAGATAAGTGCTGTTACACCACTTCGTGATAAAGACCATCCCTTACATAAGAAGTCTAAGGGTATATTTCAAAGATTAAAGGATAAGTTTATGAAACGAAACGAATCCGTAAATGAACAATCAAAGACGATAAAATCAATTCAAAATTTAGCCGATAAAAATAAGTACGGCACTGTATCAGGCACTAGGATGAATGGTAAGACTGCTAGAGAGATTATAGCCATTTACAATCATCCAAAGATGAAAAGTTTTCGTGGTAAAATGGATAAAATGAAATCACAGGAACTGATGGATTTGACTATTAGGTTACCAAAAATGTTAGGTATCAAGGTTGAGTCCGTAAATGAAAATGTTCAAAAGGTTGCTAAACTTTTAATTAAACGTGGTGAGAAACCAAGTGATGTTAAAGATATGGTAAAGAAACATTATAAAAAGGCTAAAAAAGATAGGTCTAAAGCAGGGCCATCAGACTTAGCAAAATACATCTCATTTTTGAGTGCTAATGAATCCGTAAATGAAATTAGTGGTGTTGATGTGGCTAAAAAGATTGTTAAAAATAAACAACACGAAAAAGGTATTGATTTACAGACTGCAAATTTAATAGTAACTATAGATAAGGCATATAATAAAAATCCAAGAATACAGAAAAAATTCAGAGCTATACAATTACCAAAAATGAAACAATTAATTATGAAGTATTACGGATAATAATATGATAAAATTAAAAGATATATTAACAGAGAAAAAAGATTTAGCACCAAGTATTATAGCTGATTTAGCTAAAATGACTGATAGAAATAATCATAATGAAGCTAGACGAGATTTAGCATCACATATGAATAATTTAAAATATCAACACA